ATGGCTTCATTTAGACAACGCAACAATACATGGCGAGCCGAGATAAGTGTAAACGGAATTCGCGAAAGTGCAACCTTTGATACAAAAGCACAGGCTAGGGCTTGGGCATCTAAACGCGAGACTCAGTTACGCGAACAATCACATGGCAAATTACCAGATCACTCTTTTTTAGAAGCTATTGAACGCTACTTAAGTGAAGTGAGTGTTAAAAAGAAAACTCATGAGAATGAAGTCAAGCGAATGGCCTTCTTTAAACGCGAGTATAAAAAGCTTTGCCAAAAACAATTGGCCAAGGTTACTACTGACGATTTAGTCCAGTGGCGTGACTCCCGGTTAAAAGCAGTGCAAGGCGCTACTGTCAGACGTGAAGCAAATATTTTAGCTTCTTTATTTACTGTAGCCCGGAAAGAATGGAAGTGGATTAAAGAGTCTCCAATGGCTGACTTGACTTTACCCCCACCATCAAAGCACCGTGATAGACGAATTACCCAAGATGAAATTGATAGATTATGTCTTGCAGCAAATTGGGATAACAATGTCCCGGTAAATTCTACTCAGCAAATTATTATTGCTTTCCTTTTTGCGATTGAGACAGCTATGCGCGCTGGTGAGATTGTTGGCTTGACTTGGGATCGTGTTTATTTAAAAGATAGATATTTAGTTTTAACTGAAACAAAGAATGGTACTAAACGAAATGTACCACTATCTAAGCGTGCAGTTGAGTTGCTTACTTTATTAAAAGGTCTTGATAAAAAGCAGGTCTTTACTTGTAATTCCCAAAGCTTTGATACGCTTTGGCGTAAATTAAGAGATAGATGTCAAATCACTGACTTGCACTTTCATGACACACGCCATGAAGCTTGTACACGCCTTGCAAGAAAATTAGAAGTTTTAGACTTGGCACGTATGATTGGGCATAAAGACTTAAGAAGCTTGATGGTCTATTACAATGCTACTGCAAGCGAAATTGCAACGAGGCTTGATTAGCCTCGTTTGCGTGGTCTTCCTTTCTTTGGCTCATCATCCGATTGTTCATTCAACCAGTTTGATAGCTCTGCCAAGTTCCAGCGTCTTCCTTGACCGCACTTAATAACATAGCGCGGTTTAGGGAAGGTTGGCAGGCAGCAAACTGCTGCCTTGAAGTGAACATCTTTATAGCCCAAATATTCTGCTGCTTGTAAATCATTAAGCCAAATTTCTGATGGTGGTAACGCTACAACAAAGTTACTACCAATATTTGCAATCGCTGTCATTTCACCCCTCCTTACTTTCCGCTTTTCTAAAATCAGTGCCTTCTGGATCTATCCCAAAATATTCACAAATTTCTGTAGCTTTTGTCGCACCTGGCCCATGTCTGGATACATGAACCCAATTCAAAACGTACTTTGGCTTTTTACTATTCATGAGAGCCATTAGATAAAGTTGCTCAAAGTTAAATTCACTCATCCCTCAGCTCCCGATTCAACATCCAACAACATGCTGCCTTCCTCTGGATATTCGGTCATCCAAAAGTAATAGCCTTTGCCACTGTGCCCATCTTCAAAAAATTTAATAGTTAGTTCAGTTTCAAGTTGATCTAAATCATTTTCACCATCTGGATTTACAAATTCGAGAAGGCTTTTTAATTGGTGACCATTAAGAGTTATGCTCATTGTTCAGCTCCCGATTCGCTTGGCACTTTATGAAAGTACATCCAATGAGTTGGTGGATCTATCTCAAAATTTGCCCAAATATGATTTAAGTCTTCATCACAGGTCATATAGTCAATTTCTGGTTGAACATCCGGTGAGTCTGACCAACAAATTAAAACCATAGTGTCTGTTGGTGGCTCTTCATCTTTAACACTGATCCAAGTTGGCACCGCCTGAGCTTTGGCTTTTTCTAGCTCTGCTCTAAGTCTGTCAATTTCACATGCTGCATGGTGACAAATAACACGTAATTCATCTTCGTTATATTCATCTACGTGCATCATCATTAAATGACTGATTTCGGTGCCAAATTGACTATCATCTGCAAATACCCAAACAGCACCATTGTCTTGCTCAAAGCTTAGATTGACTTTGCCTTCCTTATTCAAATCTGTCATGCTGCTGTCTCCAAATACTTATCTGCCAAATCATGCATTAGTAGGTTTCCTGAACCTGACTCATACCAAATACCTAATTGGCCGTTTAATCTAAATCTCAAAAGTTCGTTTTGTTCTGTTCTGCTAAATACATCAGCACCTTGATCTACTAGCCAGTTAGAGAAATCCTCAAACTTCGATGGCAGAAGGGCTAGACGATTCTTATAACTTCGGTTGCTTCCATACCGACTTCGTAATATTTGCCAGTCGTTCATGCCATTAACCCTGTTGCTGAATTGCTTGATTTACTGCATTGATGTCATTTGAAGGTGCTTTTTTCCCTTCTGATAACTCTTGCTCGTTCTTTTCAGCCATGACGGTTTGCCATGTGGTTTCACCGTTTTTGATTGCACCAAATACAGCGCGCAATTCGTCAATTTGAGCAGGTGAGCACTGATCGAGAGGGCAGCCAATATAATCAACAAGGTTTTGAGCTTTAACGCCAATGTTGTTAAATGAATCGACAATCTGTTTGCGGTACTTCTCTGGATCTTCTTTGATGCCACTTTGACGTGTTTGTAGAATTAAATGCTCTGCTTCATCCTGTAAATCACCCGGAATGATGCGAAGTCCAGCATTACGAATTGCCTTAGAAATTGCAGCATTGCGCTTGTTAAGCATTTCGTCTTCTGTAGCAACTACCACAAATACTTTTTGACCAGTGCTATTCAAACGTTCACTAACAACTTCACGACCTGCGCTAGATTTACGCTCAACGGTTTTGTTAATCTTGATGTCTTGAGGGTAGGTAGTATTCGACTCTAGATCAGTCACAGAAACACGATGGATCTCTTTGTGATCATCTTCAAAGATCATGGTTGTTTCGGTAAGGATGTTTGTCATGCAGCGAATTGCTACTTCAACAAAGCGGATACCTAAGCCAGTTACGGAAGAACCGCCACCAACAGGTTTTTTGTAATAGGTGGACGTATTATCTGCAAATGATGGACGACGGCATTCCTTTAAAAGGTCTTGACGCACAGCATCCCAATTTCTAGGACGATGCATAGCCATCATATAACGTGCTTCAACTTGAGCCTTTGCTTGTGCTGCAAGTACATTTGCTGCTGTTTCAGCTTGAGGAACAATGCCTTGATTTAATGTTGCAAGCATATTCATTGTTATTCTCCTAGAAATTCTTTCTTAGCCCATAAAGGCAAATCAATTGGTTGAATCTGTTTTGTGTAGCCTTGCCACTCATTTGACTCTTTGCATTGCAGTAGAGTTAGCATTGCAGATCGGCGTTTCTGCTCACCAATAAACAGCATTTCATCAGATGCGTAATAGATGATTGACTCATGCGGATCGTCTTCTTCTACTGCAAAAAATAGGAAAGAAGGGTTGTATTCATCACCGTAATAAGCCTTGTATCCATTGATATACATAGCTGCTGAAAGTGAGTAGTCATAGTTTTGGCAACTTCTTGAAAATGCATTCGCACGCGCATCCGTTGTCTTTTTGATGTCTACAATTAACCCGTTAGGAAAATATTCACTTGTTTCAGGTGCTACATGCCAATCAGGGCGAATACGACATTCAAGACCTGTTTCTTCATCATCAAAAAAGATCGAAGCTTCACGAATACCACCTGATAAAATCATGTTGTACATAGGGTGGCGTTTCATTGCTTCCGCAGCTTTCGCGGCTGCTTGATATTGTTCTTCGGTAATGATTGCCTTGTTTGCATTGTTCTGTAAGAACTTTGCTATTGCTTCTTTACCTACATTTGTTCGCTTATTAACGATTGGTTCGATTGCAACTTCATCGTTAAAAACTTCTGGTTCAAGGAATAGAACATGAACCGCAGTACCAAGTGCCATTGCAGGAGTCTGCTTGTGTTCCTTATCACTCATATGCTCAGCAAAGAAGTGGGCAGGAGAACGCAGAATGGTTTTAAGCTGTGAGCTACTAACAGCCGAATGAGCGTGATACGCTGCATTCGACATGTTATGTACCAAAACTGGCGCATTCATAATCTTCTCCTAATTCTTAAAATGGCAACTGCTGAGTAGTGTCTGAATACCGGACTTCAATTTGTCCTTGTGTAGACTCCTCAATTAGCATCTTGAAGTAGGCCATTGCCTCAGCCAGTGTTGTCTCTGTTGCGGAAGCAGGACGACGGATAAGCACATCAATGGCTTCAAGTAGTTTTCTTTTCTCATGCACTTGCATCACACCACTCCCGCTTCTTCATCTGCCAATTCTTCGGCGTAGTATTTAAGCTGCTCGTTTAGACTGTTTACTTGTGCGTCTGTTAGCTTGAAACGTAAGCCTATAGGTGACTCAATGCCGTCTTTATCAGTCACTACAGCATGAGTTTTTGTGTCAACTACAAGCACTTCATACTCTTGATCACGGGCACAGCCACTAAACTGATCAGTTACTTCACGAATGTCATAAGTTGTTTCAGCTTTGATTTGGCAGTTAAGAACATTGCAGCCGTAAGTTAGGTCGAAATAAACCGTTTCACCTTCAACTTGAATGTCAGTAGACATATCTAAGTAAGGGAAAGAAGGGCACAGCAACTCGGGTTTAAGGGCTAACATATTCATGAGTTAGTACCTCGTATCTTTCTGAGTTGCTCTACGACTTGCTTGATCTCTTCTTCGGTGCGCCAAATACCAATAAATGTATTTCCTTTATCACCATGAACTTCGTAGGAATAACGACGATAGCCATCTGTTTTCCCGTCATCTAAGATGTAAACGTGACAATCTTCTACTGGCTCAAAAGGCTTCGGCAACTCAAGCTCAACCTTGATGGTTTGAGGTTTGAGGCGCCATTCAAAACGAGTGTTAATCAGATCACCTAAAGAGAACTCTTCCTCATCACGTTCAAGATCAAGGTCTTGCCATTCACCACCACCTTGAACATTAAATACTGAGCGAAATTGAACTGATTCACCTTTTTTGATTAGTGCAGGGACATCCGCACCGCTAATCAAGGCAGGGTCTTGGGGCTGAGTAATAGACGTCAGGCTATTCGCAATATAATCTTCATAGTCATTTGATTTATTAATTGCTGATTTACACCATTCTCCATACCAGTAATAAATGACCTTATCGCTAGTTAAATAGATTGATTCATCCAGCTTGTCGCGATGTGTCGCATCTCTCACATCACCACGCTTCAACACAACAAGGTCTCGAAGCTGAGGGAGGGTGAGTTCTTCCCAGCCCGAGGTATCTGATCCTAAGATGTAATTGCTAAATGCCCCATCATTATAGCTAGCCACATAATAAGGAAATTTGTAATCATCAAAATCCTCCTTAGTTAGTCCAAGCTCAAAAAACAACTCCTGAGCCTCTTTGCTCTCAGCTTCATCTTTAACTTTGATTTTGTAGTTATCCATGAGAGGGCTCCTTAACCTTTATTCAAAATGTCGCCAGACATTGTTGAAACTGAGCCAGAAATATCGCCACACTTAACATCGCCACTCATTGTTGAGACGTTGCCAAATACATTCCCACAAGTAACATCGCCCGACATAGTCTTAACTTGCTGTGCAGCTTCTTTAATATGAACATCACCAGAAGTTGTGTTCACTGATTCACAAGAACCAAGAACCTCGACTTTGATATTTGGCTCAAGGCCGCTAACTGTATTGCCATCAACGGTTACTGATGTGCCATTAACAACTACGGATCTACCGAAGTAGCTTTTGCCATTAATCTTTACTTCACCAACATTGTTTGTTGTGATGTTTAGGAATTCGTTATTGTTTGACATTAGTTAGCTCCTTCCACTTGCACACGCACATACATGTTCTGTTTTGCTTTGAGTTCGTTGGCGTATTGCTCGTCGGCACAGCCTTTTAAGAATGCAAATGCAATGAAGGTGATAATCCAGAAAGCTACGAATGCTTTCGAGCCATCCCTAAAGGCTTGGCTAAACTTGTACTTTTCAATTCTTTGATTCATACTTATCTCCGCATTTGATGCAAACCGCCTAGTCTTCGAACCCTATGGCGGTTTTTGTTTATAAGGTGAGTAAAGCATACTTTACCTTGCATACATTGTAAAGCCTACTTTACTAATTATTTTTAAGTACACTTTACTTTTTTTGTATGGGCATTAAAAAAACCACTATATGCATAGTGGTTCGGACGAAGCGATTTAGAATTTATTTAGTTAAGTCTTTTGCAATTAACCATTCTTTTTTATCTACATCATATTCAGGCTCTAATAAAGCCAAAATATAACCTGACGCCTCAAATTTAAAATGTTCTTTTGATGGACTGACAAACCCCCAATAAACTAAGTCATTTTTACCTAATGAGTTTTGATACTTATCATTAATTCCAGCAACTAAAGTTGTACCTTCACTATTTGCCAATTGAACTAAAAAACCTTGGATAGAGTTATTATTATGAATAACTTCTTGAATTATCCCAAAACTCATTTGATTTTTTTCAAATAAAGGCTTGTGGATGGTAGTTGCAAAAGAAAAGGCTGACAGATTGTCCTTAAAAATTAATTTTTCCCCAGATGGTTTTTTATAAAAGACCCACCTTTTAATTTTTAATAATAAGAAATACCCCCAAGAAAGCAGAAAGCCAATCGGTAGAAAATACAAAAATAAATGAAAGAAAAAGCCATCTCTTTTTTGAGGAAAATATTCAGGATTTAGTATTTGGTTTAAATCTAAGTTCTCTTTATAAACCCACGATAATAAAGAAATAATCCCTACTGTTAAAAATAAGATGCCTATCCTCTGAATTGGCTCTTTCGAGCCAAATTCCCATATTTTATTTAATCCATTCACTTATATTTCCTCATGTGTAAGACCATCACACCTATAATTGATATATTGTGATTAAGTGATGAAAGTGTTGGGTAGTCTGGATTTAAAGGAACTAATTCAAAAATTTCCCTTCCAAAATCATCATATCCAATTACTCGATACTTCTTGAAAGTTGCCTCATAGTCACCGTTTTGAGCTACCACAAAAGAACCGGGCTGAGGCATTAATGCTGTGTCGATTGTTAAAAGATCACCTGGTTTAAAGTCTGGCAACATACTGTCACCCTGAACGGTAAGACTAAATACACTTTTTTCTTTTGCTGATTTATAAGTCGTATAAGTTTCACCTATTGGATTTACCCCATCGTAACCAACAGAGTTAAAAAGGCCAGCTTGTACATAATCTAGTACAGGAATTTTGCTAATTTCATCATTATTAAATACTACATTCGCATCTGATTTTTTATCTAGCAGCATTGGGGCACGTTCGCCAGCAAGCCATTTATGGTTAACACCTAAGAATTCTGCTGCAAGAGTCAAGTTACTGCCATCCAGTTCTTTTGTTGGTCCATTAAACCACTGACCAACACTTGCTTTACTTACTTTACAGAATTCAGCCATTTCTGTGTTTTTTAGTTTTTTATTACGAGTTGATTCGTAGTGTTTTTTGGCTTGATGCATGCGTTCTTGAAGCGAAGACATAATAAAAATTCCCAAATTAGTAAAGCTAGCTTAACTTTTTATAAGTAAAGTTTGCTTGATTTTGTTAAGTAAAGTATGCTTTACTTGTCTTTGTTTACTGGAGTAAAGAAAGTGCAAGTACTGATGAAGAAAAGTGACGCCATTCAGGCGTTCAAAACCAAAGTCGGTGTGGCAAAAGCAATTGGGATTAGTAAACAAGCAGTTAGCTTATGGGGCGATATGGTTCCTGAAGGTTCGGCCTCTAAATTATTGCTTGTAAATCCCAACATCCCACACACGATCAAAGCGGCTTAGGTGGTGACATGGCCGAGAAATTAACCGCAAGTGTCACCTTTAAGTGCACGGATGAGGAAAAGATTCTTTTAGAAAGAATCGCTAGATCAAGAAAACAAACTGTTTCCGAATTAATGAGAGAGCGTGGCATTGATGTAATCCGTGAAGTTCAGGAGTTACTTCAAAGTCTACAGGCTGAGTTCGATCTAACCACAGTTACCGTAGATACAAGAAATCCTGAGCCATTCGAACTAGAACTGGCACCAAATCCACATAAAACACAGGCACAAAAAAAGCCCAATTGTCGCAACCAATTGAGCCTTATCTGCCATTCCACTGCAAAGCAATGAAACGAGAACTGAAATATGAATTTAGCACATACGCATGAAATTGGGAAGCATCCTTCTTTATCGAGAGACAACTCAATTTTAGAAAAATTAACTTTAAAGGAAGTGGTGAAAATTAATAGCCAAGGCCATGTATTTTCACAAGCATTTAGAAAACTACTTTGGTTATCAAGTGATAAAGCTTGCGCCTATTGTGGCGACCAAATAGGTACATATGAAGAAATGCGTGTGGATCATTTCCTACCAAAAAATACGCAAAATTGTGAAGACATAAATAACTACGTGAGTTGTTGTAAAACCTGCAATTCAATCAAAGGGAATAAATCAGTTGAGGAGTTTAGATTTAGGTTAGCTGTTTATAAGTCAGAGCTAAGAGGGATTGTATCTCCCGGTCAAGCTAAACAACTAGTCGATTTAGGTGTGAGCCTTCCTATTTCCTTACCTGAATTTTACTTCGAAAAAATAGCTGAGAGGGAATGCTTATGAGCGCATTAATAAAGTTCCCTCGGCAGCATCAAGTCGAGAAAGAAAAACCTATGTTCAGCGATAAATTTGACAACGGCTATATCATGTCAAGTCGCTTGTATCGCAAAGAGGTTATGCCTTTTTTAAGTGATGCAGCGCGAAACGTGTATGCAGAGCTTGAAAATAGAATTAATGGTTTTCAAAAGGAAACTGATTTTGTCAGCTACAGCCAATTACAAGGCGATAAAAATCTAGAAGGTTCACGCCAATTAGGTCGAGCTACAGTATCAAGTGGGCTAAAAGAACTTCTAGATTTAGGTGTTATTTCAGTTATTGAAACTGGGAAACAGGGTACAAAATCGTACCGTTTAAATGAGATTTCTTTGGTAGATCGGTTCAAAAACAAAACTAGTTCAAAGAAAAGACCAGTTCAGTTAGTGAACCAGTCTAGTTCAGTTAGTGAACCGAAACCAGTTCAG